AGATCCAGGAGCAGGTGCTGTGGATAGCGTGAACTGCCCTAACGCCACATCATCGGTGGCGGCTGTCTCTATGGTAGTCACTCCGTTTTCATCGGTAACGAAAACCCCAAGGGTAGCGGTAGGAGATGTGAAATCTGTAAGCCTGCGTTTTTCCCAAGTCTTAAACGCGACGTTAGTACTGTCGACCTGGCCGACGCATCGCTTACGCCATCTTTCGTGATCGGTCGCGCCGTCATTGATAAGATTTCTTAGGTCCTCAATTGGATCAGTCCATGCCACGTCTTAGATTTCCCCCATTTGCTCGAGCGCCTGCTCGACAGTCATGCCAGGAGTTAGGTAACAGTAGCGACCTATCTTAAACTCTTTAAACGCGAGGGACTTGATTTCGTATTTGTCCGCGCTGCCTTCTGCAACGTCGTCGATGTAAAGAGCGCCTCCAGCAGCATAAGGGAAATACCAACTGACAAGCTGCATGCTAAGATCGTCAGGAAAAATAGTCCGACTACCACGGTATGCCCAGTTCCGATGGCACATGGGATGACCTGCGATTTTCTGGTGAAGGCTTTTGAGATCGTCGTGATTTTCTGCGACACGTAGCCGCCTGGCTTGCTTAGGACTTTCGACTGTCTCTTCTTCGGTTTCAAAATCAGCCTTCTTTCGCCTTCCTTGCTTTATCACCTTAGTTTTCGGCATAGATCTCCTAATCTAATGCGGGGCCCGAAGGCCCCGCACAGATATGCTTTTTAGTCTTTAGACAGAGCCATCATTTCCCTGCCAAGCGAAACGGGGATCAATGAAGTCACCGTTAACGCGTGAGCGAGATTTGAATCTGTAGATGTCCAACTCGAAAGACCGTCCGCTAGCAGGATCTTCCTGCATGATAGCGACAGCCTCACGCTGCTGGAGTACAAACCATGGCTTAGAATCATCAACTAAGTACCATGCTTTAGACAGTCCATCAGCACTACCGTTTTGATCAAACATGTAGCGAGTGATCGTAGCATCAGCGATTCCTTTAATAGGATTAATCGCGAACGCTCCACCAGTGTCACCAGTCGCTGCTGCACCAGATGGGTAGTAAGCAGAATTAAGGAGAACTGCCAAATCAAACGATTGGGTAGCTCCTGCGATAATTCGGCTAGGACGTACTTGCATTTTGATTTCTTGCAAATTCTTTTGATTCATCAATTGAATGATTCCATCTTGGATGTTTGCTTGATTCAACGCACCGTACGCAGTAGGCCTAGTGATACCGCCGCCGCGAAGCGGAGTAGCAGCAGGCGCCCATGGATAAGCAGTTTCATAGCTAGGCTTAGTTTCAGATACAGGAATCTGATAATCGATGTACTGCATGTTAGCTACAGAGGCTAGCTTTCCATAACAGAGCACTTCGTTTAGAAGATTCAAGTATTCGCCGAGTAGACTTGCCTGACGCTGGAAGCTTCCCGTCTGATCATCTTCCAATAGCTCTCTTTCTACGGCGTACATAGATCCAAACTTTCGATTCTTAAGTTTCAGATCTAAGGCAGCAGCTCCAACTTCTGGATACGGCATCTGCGGGCCTACCTCACGCGGGAAACTTACCCCATGATTAGGTGCATACAATTCAGTATCAAGAGTAGAAGGAACTACAGTAACCCAGTCTTCGTAGGTAGTATCGACAGCTTCATACGCAGCTTGCGTAATATTCTGGATTCCAGCACGAAGAAATTGCGTGAAGGTAGAAGAAGCGTCAGCCTCTGCTAACTTCGTACGAAGTTTCTTCCAGCTAAATGACTCAGACATAACAGGAAACTGCTCGGGATCCGCGACGTCGATTCCGAATTGTTTCTTTAGCCCTTCTCGCAGTCCTTTAGCTTCATCTTGTTTCCAGAAGAAGTTATGAACTACTTTCTTATTTCGCTCGCGAAGCTTACTGGTCGGCTTTAGTCGCCCAGTAGTTTCGAGAAGCTTTTTAATGTCTTCTATAGTTTTCATTTTAAATCCCCTTACAGGTTTAGATTACAGAGAGAGTACGCCACTAGGTACTTGCGATCCGACGTGTACTTCGCCCTGCTCACCAGCCGCAGCCGAAGCTACAGCGGGACCAACGAATACGCCAACGGATTCAGCACCAGCGCCTTGAGTAATCGTGACAGTCTGAGGATCACTGACATCGTGATAAACAGCATCGCCAGGATTAAACGCGTCAGAAGTAGTAAGCGTGAATTTGCAAACAACCCCGTAAACAGGTCCTGTAATTCTTCCAGAAGCTTGAGCAGCATCGACATCGGTTAGTCCGTCGTACGGTCCTGCAAGCTTCCCATCAACGACTTTAACTACAGCGACACCTAAAGCGTTTGCAGTATCTGCATCGGCAGTAGAGCGCTGTACTAAGCCAGCCTTGAGACATAGAAGGTCGCCTTGATCATAAGACACCGCTGCCGATGTCAGATCTGTAGCGTCTGGAAAGACGCTCTTTCTAGCTACTTCTCTAGTAATATTGTTTCCCATTGTTTTCCCCTAAATTATTCTGACGCGCAGTCAGATAGATTCAGCTTACCGTTTCCCTTGCCGGAAACCGTAGGAGCTTTCTCAGTGTTAATAACAAAGCCCTCAAAGCCAGACTTACCTCTGGATTCAAGGCCCTTACAAAATAGATTCCACTTGCGTTCGAGATCCTTCTCGTCTCGTACATCAAGCATCGTATCCCCATCTTTCTTGATGGAGATAGCTTCTCTGAAAGCCTTGGTTACCTTCGTAGATTCGCCAGTGCCCTTCAAAAATTTATCAAGATGCTCGACAAGCTTCTTAGCTTTTAACTCATTCTCAAGAAACGCAACGCGCCCTTTGAGCTGAATCATAGATTCTTTAGCATCTTCTTTATCTTCCTTGTCGTCGCCAGCTTCTTCTGTTTTTTCAGCGTCATCGCTGTCAGCAGATTCTTCTGACTTGTCTTCTTTATCTTCTGGCTTCTCTTCTTCTTCAGCTTCAGCAGATTCAGCAGCATCCTTGCAGGCCTGCTGCATAACCTTAGCTCCGAAGTCTGCCATCTCTTGAGCTTTCTCGCCATCAAAGCCCATCTCTTTAGCCATCGCTAAGGATTGCTTCATATATCCTTCCATAGCACCACGTTCGCCTTCATCCATATCAGAGTATTGATCCATCAATTTCTTGATTAGCTCAATGTCCTGATCCACATCAGAGTGCGGCTGCTCATCTTGCTCTTTAAGATTAAGGACCGGCTTCTTTTTAGTAGCCGCTTCCTTAGTTGTTTTACGTTTCTTCATTCCTTTTCCCCCTGTTTCTTCTTCAATTAGTTTAAGGACTTTACCGCCTGCTCCAGCCTCGGTAACAAGGTCACAGGAGACAGCATCAATTATTCGGCGAACTACTCTAAGTACATCTATCCCGAATTCTTTAGCTTCGTTTAATTTACCCTTAGCAGAATCGGGAACGGTGTCAGAGTTGAGTACACTATCAAGACTCTCTTCACTCGCCTCACCTGAAGCGTTGATTGAAAGCCCTACGAATTCTTTATCAGGAAATTTCTTAGCGTATTCTATCGCGTGTCGCATAAGCCCCCTAGCCCACGCATAACCCTTCTCATCCATAATAGTCACGTCACCGACTAGCATAGCTCTGCCTTCATTCTCTTCAACTCGGACGTTTTCGAAGTGCCCTAAGATATCGCGCACGCTTCTCTCTGGGCGTTCGGTATCTTCGCTAGCTGCTGGGTGATCGGCGTAGATCTTCCTTCCTTCGAAGATCGTTACAGAGGATTCAATAGCTTCGCGTGAGTAGTAAAACGCATCGGTGAAATTTCCCATGCCCTCTTCAATGAGCACAGCTTCAAACTTAGTGATGCCGATTCCGTCATCACTCGCTGCTCTTTCACGTAGTTTGGAAGTTTTAAAGAAGATTTTAGAGGATTCTTTAGGACGGGTAGTTTGGGAAAGCGATGAAGCGGAATCGGCTTCATCAGTCTTATCGGTATCCTTCGGAGCAGGTGTAGCCATCTTAGATTTAGTCACGTTGATAAGTGTGGCTGCTGAAATCTCTGGGTTCTCTAACAGGCAGCGTTGAGCTACAGCTTCCCAAGAATCCTCAGGGACTTCTGGTGTCGTGTGGCTAGCTCCGTTATCAGTATCGTCATCGCCTTCTGAGGATGATTCAAACGTACCGCCTAGTTTCTTATAGAGAGTTGAGACGACGCCGTTATACAAACCAGAGCCCTTATATTTTTTAGCCTTACCCTCGGCGCGTTTCCATAGCTCTGGATGATTGATGATCTTCGGATCAAGCATCCCATAGAAACCGTCTTTAGATTCTTTACCAGTCTGCACGTTTTTCCCTCACTGACTTAGGTACAAATTTTATATACAGATCGCACTTATGGCCAGCCCTTGGAATGACCTCGGGTTTGTAGTCTAAGTCTTTCACTGGGATTCCGAAGTCTTTCGCAACGCGTTCAACTTCTTCCAGAGATTTACACTTAAAGCCTTCAATTTCATAAATATGTTTCTTAGTCGGTGCATTTATCCCTTTACCGCCCTTATCAACTTCAGCGAGTTTATCATCGTCTTTACCTAAATACCTTTCAGGATTCGCGCAGAATTTTTCAAACGATGGGAAGCCTGCATCTAAGATAGGCTGCGGTGTGTCTACGCTAAAGCTTGTTTTCATAGAGTAGTGTCCTGTCTGGCTATGGCGGCTCGATCGTCGCTAGTAATACCGCGTGGCTCGCTACTCCTATCGTCAGAAAGACCAGGGCTTGTTAGCGGATCTAATGGAGATAGCTCATCTTGAGAGATCTCATCACTCTCAGCTTCCCAGTTATAATCTGTAATCTCTAGCTCACTCGCTGCAATCTCAGCAGCTCGCTTGCGAGAGATCCAACCTCTGGATTCAGCAGTAGCGATATCTCTAAGCTTGGCTGATCTGTCTTGAGTAATATTCTCAGGGAAGGTCACTTCAACGTCTGACTCAATTCCAAACTGTTTAAACAACCTGATAGCGACTTCCTTTAGAATGCGTTCGTATAATAATTGACGCATCTCAAATAACTTCGCGACAGGCTCGCTTGCGACTAACGCGCTAGCTCTGGTCTGCCCGCCTGATATGTGGGATCCAAAGTAACTAATAGGAATCCCAGTACCCATCGCGATCATCGACATGCACCATTCAAACGATCCCGACTGCTGTCCACGCGATGAAGAGAGGTTAGATAGATATTCTCGCTTCACCTTACTAGTGTGTACAAACTCACTGCCAGCGTTAGGGATAGTTCCTAATCCCTCCTGGCTCTGCACGTAAGCATCGACATCCACTTGGCTACCGTCGATCGTCGTATCGATAGACCAGGCAGTCGCCTTCTGCTGTCCAATGATTGAATAGTTCACCGTATCTCTCAGGCGTTTCATATACCCAAGTACTGGGAAGAGATCGCTTCGCCCGCGCTTCTCATTAGACATAGAATTGACCTTGAAATGCATGACTTCATTTGCAGGCAACTGCTGATAAATAAACTTCGAGGACGACACGCCAGGCGCGGTATATGTTTGATACTGCGTGGGGGCAACCCACTGATAGTACAGCACTCTTGAGATATCCTCAGGATAGGTCACGATATCCCAGATATTAGAAGGATCGAGTAATCTGATTCTAGGGATCAGTCCCTTAGGAGGCTCTTGATCAGGCCGGACGTTGTAAGCGATCTTCGTTTCGTTATTCGGTAACCACCAGATCATGGTCTCACCGTACACGCCGATCTCAACGGCTAGATCACTCATCATCCCATAGATGTCATTCACTTCTTCAAACGCATCCCATAGCACACGCGCTTGCTTATCATCGGGACCGTCGAAATCAATTCGAAACCCACGTCCTAGTGTGAAGTCTCTGACTATGGAGATTGTACGCTTGGCAGTCGGATCGTGGTGATAGGCATGGAATGCAAGCGAATGCATTCGTATGTAATCGTAGTAGTAAAGCTGTTTAAAGAAAGGTCCGCCTAGTAGGGGAATGAAATCTGATGAACCCACATAAGGCCCGCCAGCGTTAGAGACGTCATCAAAATTAAAGTAGTCCGCAGATTCATTTAGGCTGTAGTTCTTGTTAGCTTCAGTAGCAGACAGAAACTGCTCTTTATTCATTCGGACGATTCGCGACGATCGCGTGCCCGCCTCTATTACGCGAGCGTCGATGTCTACCTTACCAGACTTGAGGGCTTCAACTAATTCGTACTGAGTATGGATGTCCTCGATGCCAGTGCATGGTACAAACGCATCACTGTATTCCCAACTGCCTTCATCGAATTTAATCCCGTTGCGGAGCGTTCTTGAGTATGGGGTTTCTTTCTTGTCGTCTATGCTAGCCATGTTTCGAAATCCCCCAAATCTTGCGGCGTTGTATCAGGGATGTCAATCATCGGTGCCAGGTCGCATCTACAATTGAAGTGCGCTGGAGGTACCGACACTTTACACTTATCTCCTGAGTGCTCACCTTTTAACAGCTTTTCGATTTCAGTGGTAGTCTTTCCGTCTCGCCATAAGCAGCACTTATCCGTTACGCTATCGACTACTGCAATCCAAACAAACTCTTCAATCCCGTTTTCATTCGCCGCGTCTACCTGTCCTTTACGTACCTTAGTAATGAAGTCTTGAGTAATCTCCTGCTCGACTTCCCAAGCGTAGCGCTCCCCTGCGAGCCCCTTAGCAGCAGTGGTGAGTATATCTTCTGGTCCCCTAGATGGGATGACACGCCCTATATAATCTTGGACTAAGTCATCCCAAGCCTGGTCATCAATGAAGCCTGTGGTTATTGCAATGTTATCAGGTTTCTTGGTAGGCGGTTTCGCCTCAGTTAGTTTTCGTGGCTTGATAACTCGCTTTGGTTTTTTAATTTTTCTCTTTCTTGGGAAAGCTGATTCAATACGCTCACCCATCGATTGACCACTTTCTCCTCTGACAAGCCCCAGCTCAATAGCGTCAAGTACTCGCCTTCGTAGTCTCGAGAGATATAAGGACATTCGCTGCTGGAGACTACCGCCAGAGGGGGTTTCTTTTTCATTCTCTTCTTCTCCTATCTTGGCTTTAGATATGTCAGCGGTCGCTGGCGTCCCCATCGTGCGGGCGATCGCCTCGACTTCTCCAGCATAGGACAGTAGGTAGGCATCGGCTCTGAGCTGTTTGGTTAGTTCGGTAACTTTACCTGCTGCGTAGCTGAAGGCTTGAGAGAGACGCTGATCGATGTAGGCCATCGATGCTTGATTTCTGTCTACTGAGTAGCTCACGATTTCTTTTGTGACGATCTCAAGGCCTGCGATAATCTTGTCTATGCGTGTCAAGTATTTATTAAGAATCTCTTCTAGCGCGCGATTGCGAGCGTCGATAAATTTACGGTATCTAGGCGATTCGTTTGCAGGCTGCATATAACCAAACCAGTTTACAAATGAAGTGCATCAGTTGATCGACTTTAAGATTGTACAGTTTGTAGCATTTCCCCATATCTATCAGGGAATGCAGTACTGTCTCAGCTATCCCGAGTATCACAGAATTAGTAGCTAAGAAAACCCCTAACCCATTGATCAACCCATGCGCAGGTAATACGAAAATAAACATCGGATTACCAGGGACTTTATTTCGAGAGATGAAGTCTGTTTGTAACGCTGCGTCAGTGACTGCGTGAGCTGCAATGAGCAGGAAGAATATTCGAAGCGCATTCATCGTCTGATCACCCTTATCCCGCCTACCTGTACGCGCGAAGGCACAGGGCCTAGCTCGCAGACCGCGTACCCAACGCCGTCTGTAGAGTGAGTGAGCATGCGCTTCTTACCTGGATCGAGAATAAACATAGCTCCTACTTTCCAAGTCACCCGCTCGAAATCCTTACGTAGCATGACTGTGCGCGGGTGATGCCATAAGCTTACCTTGCCTGAAGCGCTAAGTAACTTAGCGTTGACTGCGTTTACACGATCGCGGATATGTGGGTTACTATTCGGCGTTCGATTCACCCACTTGATGCCAGCAGTGCTCAGCGTCTGGCATAGGATATCATAGTCTGATTCTCCAGCAGCCGCCCTCTGCCCGGCTTTCGCGGTCGCGTCACCACAGATTAAAACTCCAGCCGGGTGTGCCTTCACACGATTCACTAGCTCGCTTGCAGCTTCTGGAGTGTGGGAATTCTCTAAAACGATTTCGTCGTGAAAATATAATCCCTCCCCGCGCTGCTGTCCGAGCGTCCACGCCATGGGACTGAGATTAAAATCAGCAGCCACGATAATAGGAAGGTGTGGGGAGATCTCCCCGTTAGTTGTAATGGGCGATGTGGGTGATTCGTTTCTGTCAGAGCTGTAATTTACGTAGGCCTTACCCGCTTGGATGTCTCTAAACTCTGCCAGAATTTCTTGGGCGAACTGTGCTTCGGTCATGGTGTTTCTGCACTCTTGGATTTCTTCTTCTGTCCAGGAGGGGTTAACCCATGACGGGGCGTGGAAGTATGCCCACTTACCTGATTTATCGTTACGTGCAATTTCAGCTAAATCATAGAATTCATCATAGCCGTTGCAGGTAGAAATAAACTCAGCCCACCCGCCAGTAGTGGCGAGCATGGGACGGATTACCATGGGCCATAGGTCTGGATCCTGATCCCTGACTTCATCTATTACCACCCCATCCAGTGTTTCAGCACGTAAGTTATCTGGCCTGTCACCAGATTTATAAAATACCTGCGATCCAGTAACTAACTTCAAACGCAGCTCCGTCTGGTTTCGCTTAGATATTAAACTACGCGCTGGCCACAAAAGAGCTACGCTCCTCCTGTATTGCAAGAGCGCTTGATTATAAGTAGGCGCGATAAACCAGTACGTTTTATCCCTCTCTGCCAGTAACCGCTTGAGTAACCCTCGATTGCATCCAGTAGATTTACCTGACTGGCGTCCCCAAGCGCCTACCTTGTATCTAGCAGTCGAGGCATCCCACTGCTCTTGCATCGTGTGGCCTGGCTTGAATGTAACGGTGTATTTCCCCACGGTATGACACTGACCATAGCCCATCCGATTTCTATTGCAAAGTGTGTCACAGTGTGTCACAATATAAATATGAGAGAAAACAAACGGAAATTAAAGAAGGTTATTAGAGATACTAATAAAGTCAGACGGGCTATGGGCGCTCCTGAGATGAGAGTGGCCAGCTCTACGAAAGAAGAAATAACAGAGCATGTACACCGTGCTATCCGTGAGTACTTCGCTTCAGGCGCATTCTCTAGCGACATATATTCTTGGGGATCCGCCGCAAGAAAGGTGTCACTCACGTTGGCAGTCAACGGTGAGTTGTTTGTAATAAAAATCTATAAAACAAAGGAGAAAAACTAGATGGGTACAGAAGCTGCAATGATGTTAGAGATGGCGCACGTTGTGGGTGTGTTTATGTTTTTAACAGCGTGGCTAATTGTTAGTTTGGGATAGCTATGAAAAAAGACATCACATTACACGTGCGATTGCCTGAAGAAGTGAAGCGAAAATGCGTCGATAAAGCGAAGAAGAAATATCCAGGCGAGAAGAACGCGCTAAGCTTATGGATTAGGCACCTACTTAACGTCAATCTCGAATGATTCGTCTCTGTCATCTACCGCCTCTGGCTGTGTATCTCGCCATCCGAATCTGTTTTTCATAGTGAAAATCCACACGGCTGCGTTTGATCCTTTTAGTTTTCCCACCGCCATCGATCTCCCCATTTTCTCCCAGTACAAAAGAGATGCATCTATTCCACGCTCCTTAGCGTCTTTCCATTCTGGGAATTTGGCTTCCCACTGATACATGGCACGTCGATTAACTTTTATCTCAGCAGAGAATGATTCGTAAGATAATCCTTCGGACAGGTGATCAACTAACCTGTCACAGAATTCTTTTTTATATTTAGGTTTTGCTGGCATGCTTACCTGTATACTCTTCCCATCTCTGAATTATTACATCGCAATAGTGGGGGTCGATTTCCATTCCATAGCATTTGCGCTTTGTTTTCTCGCAGGCGATTAGGGTTGAGCCGGAGCCGAGGAAACCGTCTAGGACTGTTTTTGGCTCGCCGTAATTCTCAAAGCACCAGGCTGCAAGTGCGACCGGCTTTTGTGTTGGGTGACAACGCTTCTCATTACGTTCTGATTCTTTTATTAGGCCGTTCCAGGTGTGTTTAAATATTCGAATCGCCCTATTTTGATTAGTCCAGGCTAGCTCGCCGTCGCCTAGCGTTCCGGTGGTATCCTTATCCCAAACAATCCATCCTTGGCTCGGTGGTAGGTGTTCGGCGTAGCACTGTGCTCCCCAGAAAATCTTGACCTTGCCCTCAAGGGCCTTGATACCCCTAATCGCTGTGTCGGTTGTGTCGTCCCCAACTACTGGCTTGTAAAGGTTCGCTTTTATTATTTTGTTTTTATGTGTCTCTCGGGATCGCCGACGGTCCCAAACGGCTTTACTTCCCCCTATAGAACCTTGAGGCCCATTGGAACCGCCACCAACGTTAACCGCATTTACTCCATACGGCGGATCAGTAAAAACCATATCCGCCTTCTCCCCATCCATCAATCTGTCGACGAGACTCGCGTCCGTACAATCTCCGCAAAGCAATCGATGCTCCCCCAATTGCCAGAGATCGCCTGGCTTGCAAACCGATTCGACGTCTGTGGGGATTTCATCGGCGCGCGCGTTTTCCTCTTCCTCTTGTTCTGGCAGTTTAAAATCAGCCATACCGAGATATTCAAAATCACCAATTTCATCTTTCATTCGCCTGGCATCTTCTTCTACCATCTTCATGTCGGGATCAGACAATTCCTGAATCTTGTTATCCGCTACCATGTCAGCGTATTCTTTAGCTTCACTATCGTAGTCTTGATAATCAACCGGAACGGTAGCCCACTTGTTTTTAATCGCTGCCAGAAGTCTCCCATGTCCCTTAGTAATAAAACCGCTTCGATTGCTAACTACAATTGGGTATCGCCATCCGTTGTAATTAATTATCTTGGCAAGTAATTCAATCTGCCTGTCCGGATGTTTGTTTGGATTGCGTGGGTTTGGTATGAGTTTATCGACGGGCTCTAGCTTGTCATGTGCACAAAAAACATCCATAAATTCCTTTTATAGTGTGTAGCATTGTTCTAGTCATCTTTTATGTCTTCCCGATTCAGTAGAGCGTCTTTTAGCTTCTGCACTTCTTCGGTGAGTAGTCCAACCTGCGCGCGTAATGCAGTAACGCTATTGGATGCTGCTGCGTTTGATTTAATTTCATTTAGTGCCCTATCCTTCTGTGAAACTACCGTACCCATAAACCCTCCTACTTAATATAATCATTTATTTCAGCGAGTGTGCTGCCCGCTGCTTCTAGTGTGTATTGTTTTAAATCAGAGCAGTGCATTTTACCGGCAGGGGGATCCCCGTATGCACCAGTTGTTTTTTCAAACACATAAATACTTACCTCCGCTGTCGTGGTGTCTATCATTGTAGAAACTAAGCACGTTTTAATTTCCGTTGGATCTGCCGTGATGCTTGTCACGTCATCCACTACCCACGTTCCGACATTTGCCGTGATATCTAAACCGCTGCTGGTACACGTTGGAAGCGCGGCTGCTGCAAGTGCTGCTACCGCGTCAGTGTCGTCTGCTCCTCCGTCTAGATGTATAGCGAGCTGGTTATCGTTTGCCCCGTAACGTGAAGATACCCCAAGAAATTCTGTGGTGTACTCTATCTTCCCGACACAATCTAAAATACCAACGATAGTTACTATACCGGCTTCCTTAACTAAGGTTACATCCATTAGCTAACCCTCCAGAATGTTATTCGTGCGTTTCGAATTAGCGCGGTGTTTGTAACAGCTAGATAATCTATGTCTATCGTATGAGTGGCGGCGGTGAGAGTTACAATGGCGTGCCCTCCTGCCGGACCGTAGGTTCCGCCGTTAGGTGTGGAGATTTCCCCTTCTTGTAGATTAGTAGTGTTATCTAGCTGAATTCTGAAACCTGAAACCTTTGTGTTGTTAGAGTTACCCATCCCGAAAGACCAGATAATAATATAATCTCCAGCGGGAACGCTACCCGTAGATAAAGAAACTTTCTCAATGTATGTGGCAGACGTTGTAGAAGAAGCCCCTAAGCTCTCAGTGAATGTAAACCCTGCTCCGAAGTCCCCACCGCTAGCATCGATAAGAATGTTTTCGTTAGCGCCATCATTCTGCTCGGTCAGTGTGATGTTTGTGCCAGCGACAAGTTTTGAAAACAGGTAATCGGGTGTGGTGTCGTTTGATGTGACCTTCACTTGAGCATCTGTGTGCTCACCTGCGATGTAATTTAATAATGCGTCATGGTTTACGTTGGCTTCAACTAGATCTACAGAGACATCTTCATCAGCTCCATCATTCAGCGTGGTGACTGAAATCTTAGTAGAGCCTGCGACGATCTTATCTTCTAAGTAATTCGGAG